CCTGCCGCTGGTGCAGGCGTCTTATCCTTCAGCGCCCGCACTACCGTTTTGTAGTGAGAAAACGCCTTCTGATAGGCGTCCGGGTTTTGGTCCCATTGCAGAAAGACTAATTTGCCAGTTTCTTCCGGCAAGGTCTTTAAGTGCTCAATCATCAGCTTCGTCACGTCGGGGAAATCGGGGTCCATCCGGGCCTCGTTTCTTACCCGCTGAAGCACAAGCTGGTGGGCTACTTGTTTTTCCTTTTCGGAAAGTTCCTTCCTAAATTCTTCCCGGACTTCCTTCTTAAGGTTATACTTAAGCTCGTCTATGGGGTCGTCGAATTTAGGCGGCTGTTCGTCCTTTTTGGGGACCTGGCCCTTCTGAACAAAATAATCTCGTAGGTAAGCGGCAAATGCAGGGTCACTTTGGGCGGTCTTAGCAATACCTTCCAGGGGGGCTAAACGACGTTCCTTTTCGGCAAGTGCCTGGGTCTTTTGGGTGTAGTCGTACCCCTTCTGCGCCAGGTTTACTAACTCGTCCTGGTCAAGTTCCTTTTCTTCGCCTTCCCACTTGATTTTAACTTTAGGCTTCGGAGCTTCGGGCGGCTTCTCGACCGAGGGCTCGAGGCCCGCTTTGACCTCGGTTGCTTCCCCTTCTTTGGCCTCGGGGGGTTTGCTCTCGGCCGGCCTTTCCGGCGCCTTAGCCGGTTCTGCCGCGTCTAACATTACTCCGATTTGGTCGGCAATCAGGTCGACCTTCTGTTCCACGGTGGCTTCGACTTGCCCGCTGGGGGTGTCTGTTTTCTGTTCCATGATGCTTGTCCTCTCCCCGGCTCCTTATCGGTTGGCCGGTGTTAGTTGTTAGCTGTTAGCCCAAATGGGGATACGGTAGACCGTCGAGCCGACCTGCATGGTCGTATAAAGCTGACCAGCCGTAAGGGCCGGGGCTCCGTCTGTCCACGCCGCGCCGGCTGTCGTGCCCGTGGGCGCAATGGACAGCTTCAGGGGCCCAACAATGGTTGTCGTGACAGCCGTAGCCCCCAGGGTTGTGGCGCCCGTAAAAGAGCAATTCCCCACAACCGTAAGGGTCCCGTCAACAAGGACGTAATCGCCCTTGAAACGGAAATCTGCCTCTTGCTGTGCGTAAAGGGATGTAGCCATTAGCCTGTTTCCTCCTGTCGTTTTATTCTTTCTATCATCTCGTTAGCGGCGTTATAGACCGCAACGGCCGTCGGATACTCGGGGTGTTTCTCGAGGACCGCTTTCGCAATCTCAAACGCCTCGTTAAAATGTTTCAGCGCGAAATGGCATACAGCCGTGTTACACGCCGCTTCTCTCGAATCGGGCTTTGCGTCCATTGCCTTCTTTGAGGCCTCAAGGCCCAGGTCTGGCCGGCCCAGGTTGTACCAGCAATGCCCGATATTCAGATTTGTGTTATAGACCTGGTGGTCCGGGGCAACCGCCGGGTCCCGTAGGGTTTGATACTTCTCCCAATACTTGATAGCTTCCTCATACCGCTTGAGGTTCTGAAGCTGGGTCGCTATTTCCTCGACCGACCGTATATCGTTTTCGTTTTCCTCGATGAGCCTTTCGAGTAACTTCAGGTATCGCTCTCCCTTCTGCGAATCGTATTCGATACTCAGCTTGCCGTAATGGTGCACGGGAATGTCCGTCTTGACGACCCGGTATCCCTTCAGGTAAATCGACCGGTCTGCTACTTCATGCACCGGCATTTCGAAAAAGACTTCCGGGTCATTCGGCCATAGCCTTGACTTTGTTGAGGGAAACCAACCGGTCCCCTTCTCCTGGTCCGGGAAGTCGCCGGCGTTGGCACGCCAATTCGTGAAAACGGTAAGCTCGGAGTAATTGCGTGTTTCGATGAGGTATGCCGTGCAGGGCCACAAAATGCCCTTGTTAAACTGCGGTATCCACTCGTCGACGTCCAGGGAAAGGATAAAGTCCCCGGTCGCCTGGGCCTGGGCGAAGTTCCGGGCCTTCGAGAAATCGTCGCACCATTCGAAGCTAAAGAGCTTCAGCCGGCCGGGCCAGGACTTCATCTTCTCTTTGACTATCTCGGCGGACCTATCTGTCGAGCCCGTGTCGACCATGATAATCTCATCAAACATGGGCAAGTGCCGGTCCAGGTATTCGCCGATGTTCTTTTCCTCGTCCCGGAATATGGTGCATACAGATACGCGGTTGTGCTTCTTCAGCCATTCCCGCCACTTCGCTTCAAACTTCTGCTGGTTGATATGCAGGCGCTTTTGGTAGGTGGTCATGTCATGTGACTTACTGCCGTGATGATGCACAAAGACGTCGTGCGTGAAGTAGGTCCTGAAGCCGGCCAGGATAGCCCTCATACAATAGTCGTCGTCCTCGAAGTTCCCCGGCGTGAAGCGCTCGTCCAGGTGGCCGACCTTCTTGTAACACTCGCGGCTTATAAGGACGCAAAAGAAAACGATACGAAAGAAGGGGACGTAATTCTTTTTGAAGGACGCCCGGAAGTCGCGGGAAAATTCAATCATCTTAAAGAGGCTGTTATATTTCCCCTGGGGAAAGACCTGGGGCCCCGATATGTTGTTCGTCATGGGGCCGACTATGCCGACTTTCGGCCGGTGCTCCATGCACTCGATGAGCCCCGTAAGCCATTCGGGCGTAACGATAACGTCGGTGTTGATAAGGCAAAGATACTCGCCCCTCGCCGCGGCAAGCCCCTGGTTGCAGGCCTTTGGAAAGCCGTGATTTGTGGGGTTGGTAATGACCTTCGCGTTTTGGTGTGCCTTGACATACTCCGCTAAGAAATCTCCTGTGCCGTCGGTGGAGCCGTTATCGACAAAAATGATTTCATGTTCCTGGGGCGTGTATGCTTCAATGCTCTCGATAAGCTGGCGGGTGTATTCGAGCCCATTCCAGCATGGAATTATTATGCTCGTCAGCGGCATAAGTAGCCGTCCTTTCCGGCGCCGGAGGCGCTCTAATTGTAGTGGGATTTACAGCGGTCGTTGTTACTGTGAGGCGTGGTCGACTTTTACGTCGGGGATAACCTTGAAGATTTTATCTATTTCGGCCTTAGCTAAAACGCGGTTCTTGTTCAGGTCCCTGATAGCCAATGCCCGCTTTCCAACTTCCTCGATGGGCATTTCCTTTCCTTTTCTAATGTCGGCTTCCAGCATCCATATTTTTGCGTTCATCTCCATGAGGATTAGTGCAAACGGCCATATCCTCATAATGTTTAGCTTAACGATTTCGTCGGAGTATTTCGAAAGCTCCGGGAAAAGCTCGGGAGCCTGGGCGGCCTTCATTCGCAAAATGGTGTAGCGGTCCACTATTTCGCCGGGGGTCATTTCCATTTTTATATCATCTCCTGAAACAGAATCTTGTCGGCTTCTGCCCGACCCGCCTGATAGACCCGTGACATAAAGGCTTTCGGTGTAAGCGGCCAGGGTGGATAATCGTGTTTCACCGCAATCGCAAATTCCTTCTGTAAAACTTCTAACTGCCTTATGTGCTCGGCGTCGAAATTCAGCGGCGACGTTTCAAAAAAGGTTTGTCCTGGTTCGTGGTTCACAATGCCTTTCTTATAGCACTCGTCCCCGAGGACCGTTCCGGGGTATGGCTGGTAAATACTGCACCAGGCGTAATGAGGTTGAATTATCCGGTTAAAGTCCAGGGTTTCTAAATCGTTGTCTATGGTGGTTCCCGGAAGGCCTATCATGTTTTGAAGCATTATCCTTATGCCGGCGTCCTGAAGTTTCTTGCAGGCCTCGACAACGGTTTGATTTGACATTCGCCGGCCCAGGATTTTCTTCCGGTATTCCTCGTTTGCCGTTTCCAGGGCAACGTGGGCGCTAACGCAATTCGATTCATGCAGTAGGGCAATGTATTCGTCGTCCAGGGTGTCGGCGCGAAGGTGACAATGGTAAGGTATCTTGGGATATTCACGGACAAAGCGCTTCAACCACTTTCTCGAGGCCCCGAAGCAATCGTCCTGGAAATAGACGAAAGAAGGTTTAGCGTCGTTTATCTCCATCATCAGGTCGTCCATGTTCCTGTAACGGACCCGCTTGTCCTTAAAAAGTTTTTTCCACTTCGAATTAAAACAATAGGTGCATGAGAAGGGGCAACCGCGGGAAGCAATAAAATGATGTATCTTGGTCGGGAAAAGCGCCCGGTCCGGGTGTGGTAGGTCGTCGATATTAACCGGGTAGCCGATAATTTCACCGTCCAGGTTCTCGCGGATTATAGCCGGGAAGGCTTCTTCTCCTTCGCCCCGGACAAAGACGTCGACGTCCTGGTTGTCGCGGTAGGCCTCGGGAGAGAAGGTCGGGTCCGGGCCGCCGAAAACAGATATAAACTCATACCGGCTTTTAAGCTCACGGTTTAGGGTGAGAAAGTAGTCGCGGTCCCCGGTCATAACTGAATAGGCTACGTAGTCCGGCGCACCTATTAGCCCTTCGTGGTCCATGCCGTATCCGACGCCTACTCCGTGGCCTTCGGCCTGCAAGGCGGCCGACAAATACAGGATGCCCAGGGGCTCTACCTTCGGCTGTTCTTTTAACAGGAAAAGTATTTTTGCACTCATACCTGGCTAATCCACGGCGACCGGGTTAGGCAGAGTTTACAGACGTCCGGTATCTCGCCGTCGTTTCCTTTCTCGAAAGACGCCGGCGTGACGTGGGACAGGACGCGGGCCAGCTTTCGTTTTTTGTAAACCCACTTGTCGAAGAAGGTTTCGAGCTTATCGACCTGGATGTTCCCGATTTCGATTTCCGCCCGCCAATCTCCGCAACAAAAATGGCCCTCGCCGTAGTAGTCGATGATGAGCTCCCAATCCGGGCGGTTGCATCTTGTGATACGCGGATTGAAGCGGGGCGTTATGTCCTCGCGTGCCCGGCCGTCCAGGTTGGCCCGCTGAAAGACTACGTTGGTATGGTTCGGACCCATAACACGCTCAAGCTGGTCGACCGGCGTTTCCGGGTATATCGTGACCATGATGTGAACGAATCGGTTTAAGAAGGCGTCGCTTGCCTGTTTCATGTAAAGCCCGTTGGTCCACAAGCTAAACTTGCCGCGGGGAATCAGGTTCATTACTTCCTCGGCTACGTCTATCGTCGCCAGCGGCTCGTTATAGTAGTGGATGTTAATCCAGCCGTCGAAGCCGTGGTCGATAGCAAAATTAGCGCACTCGGCGATTTCTACCGGGCCAATAGGCGGGACATAAATGGTGCTGGGAAAGCGGTCACAATTCCTGGGGCACTCCCGGTGAACGTGCGTTAATGGGCACTCGTTATTAATTTCAAAAGATAAAAACCGTAATTTACTTAATTCGAAGCGAAGCCGGTCTTGATATTCTTGCATAACAACCTTTCTCTGCCATGCACCTCGGCGTGGCAGTTGGCGCAAAGCAAAACACACTTAGATAATTCTGCGGCCGTTTCGGAGCTTAGGATAACCGCCCTCGCCTTATTACTGACACGGGCTGTTTTGTCTGTTCGATTGATGTGGTGAAAGTGAAGCGCCCCAAGATATTTGTCATATCCGCACTCGGCGCACTTACCACCGGCGTCTACTTTCCGCTGGTCTACCCTTGCTTGACGTTTTTCTCCGTTAATTTTATTTAGGTGTATAATTTTCGACTTGTTTTTCTCGCTATATTGCTTTCTGTATTTAAGGCGGTCAGGCCTCGTTTTTAAATACCACTCCCTTCGACTAATAGTGCTACATTCTTGGCACATGGGATATAAACCATCGTGTCTTTTGGCTTGTTTTGCGAAACTATCCTTAGGCAAAAGCCTTTTACATCGCTTACACTCTTTCACGGTAATTATCCCTCAAGTCTGTTATAAGTGGGTCGTGTAGATGCTTGGCGCACTCGGCTAAAATCCATTCTGCATCAATATGATGGTGCTGAAATCCAAAGCCGTATTTTTTGTTTACTTCACTCATCCGGGCCTTTCTCTGCATACGGCGGTGGATGGCTATCGTTGGGTCACACATTTGGAAGTGGGCCCCCACGTAATCGTCGCTCGAAAGGTTTACGTCGGCGCTATCCAGGATAAGGTGATTGCCTGGGGCATACTGTATTCCGCTTGCCGGCTTAATAACGATTGGTTTTATATAGTGGGCGTTGCAATCCCGGTTTTCTTCTTGCTTTGTGCTGAAAACATCCGGGTCCCCGTGCATACGCTGGGGGATGGGCGGCCTCGATGGGTCCAGGTCGGCGTCTGTTTCGTGCCGATAGACCTGATACATGAAGGCCATGACGACGTTGTATCCGCTTGCGTCCTGGCGGGCCAAAAAGTAGGTGTCGTCCTCTCCTTTGGCCGGGAAAATAAGCTCGTCGCTGTCCAGGATGTAAAGCCAATCGGCATATCGGCGGGCGTATATGGCCTGGTTGACTATTTTCACCTTCTCAACGTCGTCTATCCCGCCGGCAATGTGAATTTTCTCTATTTTTACCTTCGGATGGGCCGTTAAAATCTCGTAACTTCGGTCGTCGCTGTCCGTTTCAAATAAAACGTGTATCTCAGGAAGGTGCTCGTAATGGCGAAGAAAGAAAGGTAAAATTTTTTCTTCGTTATAGACCATGCAGAGGGGAAAGATTCTCATTTTTACGTCCTTTCTCATGTTCTTCAATGTGACAGTTCGCACAAAGTAGTTTGTATGAGGATAATTCTGCTTCCTCCGCTTCGGTCCTATTCTTTTTGCGTGTTAAAAACGCCGGTCTACGGGTCTTGTTGTTATCTGTATGGTGAAAATGCAAGGCGGCTAAACATTTATCGTATCCACAAATTTCACACTTACCACCACGGCTTAAAATATAATCTGTTTGTCTTTTTTTTACGCCCGGATATACTCTTAAATGCCAATCTCTATGATAACCGGGGTTGTTTGCGTTCCATCGTTTCTTTGTTTCTGCGTATTTATTCTTCGTCAGCGGGTATATCCGCATCTTTGACAACCTTTCTCTTGAGGGCTATCTTCATGCTGGCGTTCATGGTCTTGAGCCGTGCAATGTAGGTGTTAAGGTTCGCTATCGCCGCCCCCTGGGCCTCGATTTGCCTGTTCTGTCCCTCGATAATGGCGTTCTGCTCCTTGATTTTCTGCTCAAACTTCTTCATCTTGTTAATCATGTCGACGACGTTGCCCGAATGAATCATAAAATGCCCCCTTCCGCCGGCGGTTTACCGGTTTCCAGTTCCTCGAGGGCCCGCTGGCCGGCTAAAATGTCGTGCGCTATGACGTTTAGGGGTTCAAAAACGGTGTCAAGCCGTCCTTTCAGAATCATAAACTCATCCCTCTGCGCCGGTCGAAGGCTGAGGATGGTCTGAAAGAGCCCCATTTTCACCCTTTCAAGGACCTGGGGGAAATACGGGTTAGCCTCGAAGTAGCGTTGCGTTTCTTCGGCCTGCCGGCCCAGGTCTATCAGGGCCTTAAGGTTCTTGTCGTCCACTTTGTTTCCTTTCCTGGGCCGCCTGTTTGCGGTCCATTGATTTATGTTTGCTTTCCAGCATCATCTCTCGGGCACTCATACGCTGGTCGATTGCCTTTTCCCTAGCTGCCTGCATCCCCTTCATGGATTCAAGCTGTAACCATTGCTGGTCATTCTGCGCCTTCATAACATCCTCGGCCGACGGGAGCCCGCGGACGGTCCCGTTGGGGTCGGGCTGGATGCCGATAAGCTGAAGGACTTGCATCTGCTCCATCCTGGTCAGCATCGGGTAGATACGGTCGACGTCCAGGATTTCCTTTACCTTGGGCTTCTGCGGCTCCTGGGCCTTTCTCTGCTGTTCCGTCATAAATTCTTCTTCTGTCATAAGAAGGTCGTCGACGTTCACGTTAAGCAGTTTGTATTTTCTCCGCACGGTTCGAAGGACATGAACGGGCGTGCATACGCCGATATTAAGGCCGGCCTGCATCTGCCATTGGATAAGAAGGTCAAGCTGGTTAGCCGCCGCCTGCTTCTCGGCCGGGCCGACGCCTATGTCAATTTCAACGTCATAGTCGCCGTAAAGGTCGTCCCGGTTTACCTGAAGCTGGCTCCCCAAAATCCTCATCTGTTCCTGGGGCGCCGGCCATTTCTGATTTATAAAAATGAAATCTTTAATAAGCCCCTTGATAGGTCCCTTGCCCAGGAGCTTCGCTGTCATTCTCATACGCTTGGCCGAAGCGTTGGAAATCATCGAAATCCCGGTCGCGGTCTTGTTGAGGCTGTCGGCGTCGAGGCCCTGGTTGTAACGTGTCTGCCCGGTCTTTTCCTCGTTCTCTCCCTTCAGCATCTCGTAGGCCTTCAAGATGAAATCAGTGGGGGGCGTCGACTTTACTTCGCCCAGCTTTTCGGGGTCGCCCATGATAACAGAGAAGGGTTTGCGGACCTGAAGGTTCGTAAACATCCTGGGGTCGTTTGTAACGGGGTTGCGGTAGGTGCAAACGGCCGCGGCGTCCTGGATGAGCCGAAGAAGGTTGGTCATAACCTTTTGGTCATTCTCGAGGATTTTCGCCGGGGCAATACCGATAACCTTGTGGGGTTCCGGGTGGACGGCCCCAACCCGGAAAGGCGGGCGGCCGTAGGGGTTTTCGGTTATCGCAAGTATAACATCATCGCAAAGATGAATAATGCAAGGCTCAAGAAGCCCATCTCCGTCAATGTCATAGCGATAGTAGCACTCCTTTATTTTGATTTTACGGGCGGCCTTATTTTCCTCGGGGGCGGCGTCAACGTCCGTCGATAAATTGTCTGTAATTGTTACGATGGTATCTTTATCTGTAAGCCCCTGGGCCCCCTCGGACGCGGCATACTTGTCTTTTACTGCCTGATATGAGCCGGGCCGATAGATTTTCGCCTGCTCCTTCTTGCGAATATAATCCATCTCCCTTTCGACTTCGTGGTAAACCAGGCGGGCCTCGATGGTCCCGAAGGCGCCGACCTTCGCGTCGCGGGTGAAGTAAAACTCCCAGGGTGGGACGCACTCGAAGAAGGGCCCCGAAAAAATGACCTTCTTCCGCACGGCCTTCACGTTCTCGTATGTCGTGTTCTCCTGGCCGGTGGCTGGGTCGATAGCCCCCACTTCGTCATACTTTGTAATCTGCACGTCCGGCTGTTGCGAAACGGCCTGAAACTGAGCCTGGTCCATCGACGGGACCGAAAGCTGTTCCAGGTCGTAATCCTCTTTCTTGTAAACCTTGATGATGCCGTAGTGATAAAGGTTGCAATCATACAAGAAGTCGTACATTGCTTTGAAACCGTCCTGTTTGTGAAACATTTGGACGTAAAGCAATTTCTGAAGTTTCTTAGCCCGGTCCTCGTTGTCGCCGCGAATAACAAAGAAGTCCTCATCGAAAATTTCCATGAGGCTCGGCATAGAGCCCTGAAGGTTATTAAAGATAACCGGGGCCACGCTGGACGACCAGCCTTCTTGCTCGTTGCCGTAGGGCTCCCCGCGGTAGTGCTTATAGAAAAGCTCGCGCTGGGTCCTCAGTTCACCTTGAAGTCCCTCGGCGTTAGCTATATCCTGGCCCAGCATCGACTTTATTTCTTCGTCGTCTGCCGCCGCCTGGGTGTTTTCTCTTTCTTCGTCCATCGCTCTCCCCTATAAAAGTCGTTTGCCTGCCTGCTCGGTCCCCAGGCTTATCGGATACCATTGGGTGTTAAGTAGCCCGTGCCGATATAAACACTCACACATATCATCATCTTCTTTTGAGGGCTTCAGCGTGTCGGGGTCATACATATAATCTTCGACTTGCTGAATTGTGTGACCGCACGACCGGAAGAAAAATAAGCACGGCATTTCATTCTCGGTCAGAAGCCAATCGTTTATTGCGGCAATCCCATTCTCTTTATCCTTCGAAGCAGTTTCCAAAACAAAACCGTGCGAAGCAAATTCCTGAAACATCTTTTGGTAAACGGTGTCGTCGTCTGCATTGGGGTCGCCCTTTGATAGCGGGTCAATCTGAATGACGCCGGGCCGAAGCATATTCTGTTTGAAGTAGCGAATGACCTTCTCGGCGATATACTTCGGGTTGCCCTTCTCGACTATTTCGTGACAAACGTATTTGAAGTTACGTTTATCGGTCGCCAAAAACTGCACGTACCAGGGCTTTGCCGGGTGAAAGTCAATCTGTGTGTCCACAATCCAATCAAGGGGAATTTTGAAATCCTCTTTGATATGAGTTTCGCGGTCAAACTTGCCCCATACCAGGGTCGACATATAAGACGGGATACCCTTAAGGCGGGCCTGCTTCTCATCGGCTCGAAGGGATTTCGCAAATTGGTCGACGCCTTCTTGGGTGAGCCCGTAGCCGACGTTATCGTCGATGATGCCGTGGACGTTAAACACGCTGGGGTCCGGCCGGCCGTCCTCGGTTTTCATCTTGATAATTTCTCGATGTATCCAGGCCTCTTTCAGAAGGGTAGCGACGAAAAGCTCTCGGCCTTTCCGGTCCACAAGACCGCGGGCGCACGCGATACGGTTTTCGCGGTTCGGCGGCTCATCGTAAATAACGACGTCGCCTTCCCAGCCCTCAAAGGTATCGCTTATCTGATTGTTTGACAGGACCTCGAGGGTCGACTTGGTTTGTTTATCAATCCAAACAGCATCGACGCCCTGGTTATTTTTCTTCGTTTCAACCGGGACCGCCTTCGGCCACCACTTTTTCAGGGCCGGCTCGACGACGGTTTTGATATGGCTTTCCCATGCCTGACCCACGTAACGAATCTTTCTCGGCTGATTGTGGGGGAAGGCTATCGGCCGCTTGTCCCAGGGCCAAAAGCCACGCATACATGAAATGCCGATGATGGTTGCGATAGTAGTCTTGCCCGTCCTGTTCGCCCCGGTGAATGTAAATACCTTGTATTGCTCTTTGTCCCAGGCCTCGAGAAGTTTTTGCTGGGGCGGGTT